GATAGCGCGGCTTCGAGCGCGTCGTTGGCGAGATTGATCTTGCCTTCGAGTTCTGCGATCTGCTGTTCGAGCTCTTTCTTAGTAGGCATTTTGTTTCCTGTATATTCCCTGCTCGATAGCTTCATCTTCGGTCAGCGCATATATTTCATTTTTGTTCTCTGAAAGTATTTGATTGAAAGATTGAGTTGCCCATGTTCTGGTTTCTTCTTCAAATCCCGCGCGTGGTAAAACGCCGAAGTCTGCTTGTGCATCTTTCATGATTGTGCGCTCTCGGAGTGCAACGAGTTCGATGTGTATTTTTCGGGCTCGATCAATTGTAATTAGACCGAAAAATCTTAGAAATGTGTTGAAGAATTTAGTAGGCATTGTTCATGTCCTCCAATGGGTCTGGCTGCTCGATGAAGAATGACTCGAAGGGGATGTACCATTCCAGTAAATCCAACTGCGCGGTGAGGGCGTCGGTGGTGAGGTAGTCGTCATGCACTAATAGTCCGTTCTCGTCGCGCGTGCCTTCGGGCACGCCCCAGCGCATGGTCTTGCCTGGTCCTGGAAGGATCTCGCTCTTGCATTTGTGATACTGCATGCGTACCTCTTCGCTGTGCACGCAATCTCTAAATCTCCCACTCTCGATGATGGCTAGAAAACCGTAGCCCAATTCACTTTTGGAAACGCTCGTATATTTGAACCCGATGGTGCGGGATGGATAGGCTTTGTACAACATGCCCCATAATCCCTCGCCGGCTCCGGTGGCGTCTTCGATGATCCATAGGGGCTGCCACAGGTCGACCATCGAACTGATGCCCCCATAAATATCTACATGGTTCGTGCCATGCCATTCGAAACGCTGCACGACTCGATAGATTGGATTTTGGAGGAGCTCGAGCGACGACAAATCCACGTCGATAATATCGACGGTGGTCTTGTCTCTGCCTGGGTTGTTCATCCCGTCGAGCTGCATGGCTGCCTCGTCCTGACCGGCTACGTCGATGAGAAAGGCATAGATATGTCCAAGTGTGGGAAGGGTCTGCGGGGGTTGATCGCCCTGGATGAGCGCAAGCCTGCGCGCGGGGAACATGCCGGTGATTGCATCGATGCGCTCACAGAAGTATTGGGTCTTTACAAGCGGGTGCTGCCTGCCCTTCTTCTGGACTTCGGAATCTACAAATTGACCGTAGGCTTCGTTGACGGTTCGAACCTGGTCGGCAGTGTAGACAAACACTCGCTTGATGCCATCTGCTTTTTCGAGCTGCCGCGCGGCGTCGATCTCGCGCGCGAGCAGGGTGTCATTGGTCCACTCGGTGCCCACGATGACTCTGGTGGCGTTGGTGGATGCGACCATCGGCGCGAAGTCTTTGTCGTATTTGGAAGTGGATATATCCTGTGCCTCGTTCACCACCAGAAGGAGCGAAGCGACCGCGCCAACTACGTTGGCGTCTTTATCCCCTGACAGAAGGCTGACAATCGCGCTGCCGATGAGCCGCATGTAGTCTGAGCGTTTCTTCCAGGCTGTGCGGGTGAGCAGGTTTCTCTTGAGCCGGCTTTCCAGCCGGACGATGAAATTTGTGGTTTGGGGTTTGTAGGTGGGATTGGCGACGACGATACCCACTTCCTTATGACTGAATAATGTCATGAGGTAGGTGAGGAGGTTTGCCAGCAGTTCGTCCTTGCCTGCCTGGCGAGAAATCACGATTACTATCGTGAGCCCCAATTTTTTCGTTATGGATTCGATAATGGCTCTGGCTGGTTCGAGCTGGTAAAAATACATCTTCATGCCCGCCGCGCGGGCGGTGAAGTTGTCGAACGTGCGAAGCACGGCTCCTACGGTTTGAGTGAGTGTGCTCATATCCCCATGTCCAAACGAATCTGTTCGAGTGCGTTGGTTATTGCGTCTTCAATTTCTCCCTTGCCGCCGTGTATCAGGTGTTGGGTGCGAATGAGTGTGCCCAGGGATTGGCTCATCAGTGAGAGGGTGTTGAGCTGTTTTAGGTAATGCTCATCGCTCTTTGTGGTGGTATCGTCGATCGCTGGTTCTGCCGCGCCTTCGATGAGTTGCATCCCCATGCTTTGAGCGAGTCTGTCCATACAGACTCGTAGGAATGCAATCTCGGATTTGACATCCGTTGCGGACTGCCCGTTGAGACGTTCCTTTTCTTCCTCGCTGAATCGCTTGGAATAAAACCCATGTTTGAGGGCGTTCTTGTTGCCTGGCTGCGCGCCTGATCTTTTTGTCATCGGTAAATCCACTCCATGAATGCTCTGACCCAAACAAAAGCCTGGTTGAGTAGGAGCACGATCATCGGACCGAAGATCGCCCATCTCCAATGCTGGCGTTCTTCTTCGGCTTTCTTTTCTTTGATCTCCTGCTTTTTGAGAAATTCATTGAGCCCGCCTTCGACGAGGGTGAGCCTGGTATTGGTGGAGCCTTTACTGTCGGCGACATCACCAATGACTCTCATTGCCTGCCTCAATACAGTTGCCATGAAGCGTAAGCCCTGACGGGTTTCGAGGTTGTCATCTTTGAGGGCTTCGTCGATCTGCTCGATGACTGCGGTTGCTATGTCGCCGGTGGCTGGGGAAAGAGTCATTTAGAAAGTTCCTCGCGTGCCTGAGAATTTGATATGAATTGAGCCTTTGTTCTCTTTGAGCGCGGCTTCCAATTGTTGAATAAGTGTTCTGACTTTGATCTGCGAGAGTTCGATTTTCACGGCTGCATCTGAGTGGCGGTAATCGGGTTTGGGATTGACCACCATGTTTTTCACGTGGAGGGAGAATGTGGGATTTTCGATGGGATCGTTCATCAAACTCCTTGCCGGAAAAACGAAAAAGCCGCGCACCATTAGGTACGCGGCTGGCTGTGGAAGGCAGTCGCCTATCCCACCTGGGGGCGCTGGACTATCGAGTCCAGCGCGCGCAAGTGGTTTCATTTGTCTTGGGCATATTACCACAATTTTATTTTTTTGTTTTATCCCCTGCAAGTTCTATCAACGAAATAAAGTGCTTGAGCGCGCGAATGATCGGGCCGCGCCATGAGTTATTTAGACTCAATGTTTTCTGAATTTCTTTGACTGTGCGGCTCACGTCCTGCAAGTCTGTGAGCTTGGTTTCGAGCCGGTCGATTGCAATGAGAATGATACGAGTCTTTGTGCTTATGGGCTGTTGGTCGGGCTCATCGGTCGTTGTCAGTTCGGCGCTCATGGGTTTGCTCCTTATGCAAACTTCATTTGCATCGCGCGCTGGGATGGAATGCGCGCGGTCATGATATAGCGGCTGCCTTCGATTTTGGTTTTTATTTCCACATCCCGCGGGATGGGATACGGAAAGTATTTCGATACGGTTTGCCACTCCTGCTCGGAGGGATAAACCGTATCGCGCGTGAGGGTCAATTGTACGTCATTGGAAACGCACGTCAGTTCGATGCGGAGTCCGTTGGGAAGTTTGCGCACGGTTTTGATACCTGCCTTCCGTTTGGCTTCGGTGAGCTGGTCTTCGAGGATGGCTTGTAAGCGGGTCATAACAACCTCTCTTGGAGTCTGATTGCTCCTGGGTCTAGTAGGATCTCCTTCAGGTCTTCGAGCTGAGTGATTGCTGCGCTGTATTGCTCGAACTTGGCATGATCTCGGATGGCAAAGTCGAGGTCGATTCCGTTTTTGAATGCGACGTGTCCTGGGGAGAAGTCGCGGCGGAGTCGTTCGAGTGCCTTTATGCCGAGGTCAAGAGCTTTGATCTGAGTACGGAGATGTTTCGGGATGGTCACGATAGTATTCCTTGTGCCTGTGCAGGCGTTCGATGATCATGTGTCGCATGCGCTTGCCGATGTTGTTCCACCAGATGAGATGCTTTGGGGCTGGCGGCTTGGGTCTGCGCGGCTTGGGCTTGTATCTTTTCAAGTAAAGCCGGTGACGGATCTCTCTGCCTAAGACTGTGCGGTCGGTGGGCTCGATGCCTTTGTGAATGAGTTCGTATGGGTATCGGACATTCATTGTGAATTTTTCATCGCTGAGGGCTTCGGCGAGTTTGTGATAGCTGCCCGCGCGCTTGAATGCTTTTACAAGCCTGGGCGGTGTGGCTGGGTGGATGAAGGGCGCGGTCATGGCGGCTTTGCCGTTGCCGCGCATTTTGGGCAGTACCATT